AATTACTTCTACCACAGCAGCGACCCTTGCTACTCCTCGTACTATTGCTGGTGTTAGTTTTGACGGTTCAGCAAATATATCTCTTAATAATAATGCTATTACTAATGGTGCTGGATATATTGATGGTTCAGCTTTAAACGCAGCTAATTTAAGTTCTGGAACAATACCAGATGCAAGATTCCCCGCAACATTACCAGCAGCTTCGGCAGCAAACTTAACCGCAATACCAGCAGCAAATATAACTGGTACGCTACCAGCCATAAGTGGAGCTAATCTTACTTCTTTACCATCAGCAAATTTAACAGGTGCTTTACCTGCTCTTGATGGTTCAGCTTTAACTGGTATTTCTGGCGGTGTAACTGTACAAGAAGAAGGCAGTTCATTATCTACGGCTGGAACCACTTTAAATTTTGTTGGTAGTGGTGTAACAGCATCTGGTACTGGAGCAACTAAAACAATTACTGTACCAGGTGGTGGTCTAAGCGATATAGTTAGCGACACTACACCACAGCTAGGTGGTAACTTAGATGTTCAAGGCAGTGAAATTAATACAAGCACAACTAACGGTAATATTGTTCTTAATCCCAACGGTGAATTTGGTGTAGTCAGAATTAAAGGTGATAGTACTAATACTGTTGATGGAACACTAGAACTTAGGTGCTCTAGCGACTCTCATGGTGTAAAGATAAAATCACCACCTCATAGTGCAGCACAAAACTATACGTTGACTTTACCATCCAGTATTGTAAATGGTGCTTTCTTAAAAACAGATTCTAATGGTGGTTTAAGTTTTGCAACACCTGCTGATGCTACAAAAATGCCCTTAACTGGGGGTACTTTTTCAGCAGAAGTAATTTTTCAAAAAGAAATAACTGAAACTGTTTTTGCAATAACAGATGCTTCTTCTGTAGCCTTAGATCCTATTAATGGAATGATTCAAACTTGGACATTAGGAGCTAACAGAACTGCAACTGATAGTTTAACTACTGGTCAATCTTTGCTTCTTATAATAATTGCAACTGCATCTAACTATACTATGACTTGGCCTACGATGACTTGGGTAGGAGGTTCCGCGCCTACATTAGGAGGTAATACACCAACAGCAATAGAATTATTTAAAATTAATGTTTTTGGAAGCACATTATATGGTGCAACTGTTGGAGATTTAGGTTAATGAGATCGCACAAACTTCGCGCTGCTGCTGGTAATGCTGGTGGTCCTGGAGCGATTGTTACTGGTGCAATTATGCATTGGGATTTTGGTGATACTAATTGCTGGAATAGAACTAATTCTACAATTACAGATCTTACTGGTAATGGTCGTAACGCTATTATTTACAATTTTAATAGTAATAATGAATCACATTCTTATAATTCAAGTAAAGGGGGGTATTTAGCAGCCTCTAATAGTTATGGCGCTCAACAAATCCCACCATATGCATTTAACTGGTGTTCAGGATGTCATGTTGGCACTACTAACGAAAATACTCTATGGCGACAACCTGGTGGAGTATCTGGAGCGCAATATGGCAATTATAATTTATTTGGATCTACTAGCACGTCACTTGCACCATTTACTTTAGAATTTATCGGAAATGTAGATCTAAAAAGAGATCAAAGTGGGAATCTAGAGTTTGTGACAAACACTGGTGGTATAGGTTATATACAAAAACCAGGATATTTACAATTTTATGCTTATAGCAGCCCTAATGGAGAAATAGGTAATGGATTTTTTGTAAGTGGTAATGAAATTTCTGAGTTTGGATTTGGTGGTACTTCTGAAGCGAAAAGTAGTGGTGGTGTAAACGCATCTATGAGACCAACCAATAATTATAACCCAAATGCTAATTTTACTTATACTGGAAATTCAACAGGATGGGAACAACTTATTATTTCAAGAGATAGTAGCGGTAATTTAAAAATGTATAGAAATGGAACAGTCTTTTATGATGTAACTTCAAGTATTAATTACTCTGTAGATTATATTGTTTTTTTAACATCAATTTTTAAAATCTATGAGAAATGGTTTCATTATTCTGGTGGTTGGGGTGTAATGAGAGGATATGATAAAGTTTTTACACAAGCAGAAGTTACAGGTCAGTACAACGCTCAGAAATCCCGTTTTGGGTTTTAACAATTAAACTATTATTATGAACTATGCAATTATTGATGGTACTACTGTAAAAAGCACTGGTACGATCCAGCAGTTATTTCCTAATACAAGTTTTAGTGCTGCTGGCCCTAATGCAGATTTTTTAACTGCAAATAATGTTGTTGAACTTGTAGACACTCTTAGTTATACAACTCCTTCACAAAAGTTATCTACAGTAGATGCTTATGTTGATAGTGGAAAGGCTTACACTGTAAAGGTAGAGAGTACAACAACAGAAGAACAAACTAATCTTACTAACGCTAAATGGATAGAAGTTAGAAACACAAGAGATGATTTATTAAAAGGTACAGATTGGAGAGCTAGTAGTGATCTAACCTTGGCAGATGCTTGGAAAACTTATAGGCAAGCATTAAGAGATGTACCAACACAATCAGATCCATATAACATTACTTGGCCTACCGTACCTAGCTAAAATATTTAGTTACTTAGTTTCAATTGTCATTTGTCTAGTCATAAGACCCATAGTCACATACAGAGGTGCTAAGGCCAGAATTGCCATAAACGTTATAATAGTGACAGGCATTAACGCCTTAAAAAATGCTTCTTTAATCATGTTTCAAAAAATTGCTAATGTTTTAAGCATTGTTTCTTTCTTAATGGTAACTTCTGTTATTGGTGGAGGGTACTTTGGTTATAAATATGTAACGTCAGAACAGTTTAAATCTAAACTAATGAAAGAAGTTATGGGTAACGTAACAGGTCTTATGCCTAAAGTATTAGATCAGGGCTTACCAGACATGACAGGACCATCTTTACCTACAACGTCTTTACCTAAATTTTAGGCTTGTATGAATACTAATATTATTTTTAAAGGAGTAGCAGTAGGACTTGGTACTGCTTTTGTATCTTCTCAGTTTTATGCAATAAATTTATTAACTACAAAACCTCGTTTACCTATATTTGATCTACCTGTTAGTAAATATTCTACTTACGAAATCGAAGCTGATATGCAAGGTTATAGAATAAGACATCGTATGCATGATCCAAAAATTATTGCTTCAATGGAGACCAGTAAAAAACCAGCAGGATTTTTAGGTGCAAGTAAAGCTTTATCTACTAAAGAAACACAAAGAATAGCTGGAGAAAAAGATATAACCGTTGTAAATAATGGTGAGTTAACAGCAAAACAAATAGCCTGTATAAAAGAAAAAGCTAAAGGAGAATCTACAGGACAGCTTATTGGAACGTCAGTAGCTACAGGAACAGGACTTGTAACCTCATTATCTAATGTTCCTATTGTTGGTTGGTTCTTATCTGGTTTTGCTACAAATACAGCAAGAAGAGAAGGTGGTAAGTTAGGTGCAAGTATGGCTAGCGATTTTAACGACTGTTAATGCCTACGATTAAAGTTCCTGATATAAAGATACCGAAAGTAGAAATACCAGAAACACCTTATATACCTGAAACTGTATTAATAGGCGATAACCCTGCTTGTGATCTAATAAATAGAGATTTACAAATAACAGAAAACCCAACAATAGTTTTTCATAACAGAAAAGCTTACGCCACTTGTCCTAATGGTCAAGCAGTTAGTAGTAATACGCAGCCCACTAAAGCTCAACCACAATTAAAAACATTTAGACCTATTGTTTATGATGCACAGGACACTATAGAAACAGAAGGTACATATAATTATCAGAAAAAAGGATCTGCTAATAATTTAAATGTAAATCAAAAAGAAGAAAAAGAAATTGAGTTAGTTCCCTGTCCACCAAAAAGCGCACCATACAGACCTGGCGATTGGAGGAACGAGCTTAGATTGGAAAGGCTGGTAAAATATGAGCGTGGGTTATTGGAGGGTTCTTGTGACGCAATCTGGGAAGAAGTACCGTTTGTGGACCAATACATCCCAACGGCTAGCGTGGTCGTCTCTACTGCTGTTATTGCTAGTGTGGCTGCGACTACACCTGTTATTCTCCAGCTTGTAAAACCCTTAGTAAAAAATTTAATTAAAAAGCTGACAAAGAAAAAAGAAAAACCTAATTAGCCTTAAGTTTATGAGCGTGTGGAATAACTTGATTCGGAACGCTGGTCAGCACAACATTTCTACAACTTACAGCATCTTCTCCTACATACTTAACACCTAATTTTAATTGTTCAGAGCATATCTTAAGACGACTTAAATTAACCTCAAGCCGCTTGGCATCTAATAGAAACTCTTGATATTTTCTATAAGTCTGGGCTGCTTTTAAGCACTCATCATTAAATCGTTTTCCCAAAGGTACTTGTACGCTGATAGTTGCACCATATGAAAAGTTATGATTAATTTGATCTAATCTTTCTTGCTCTGCTACATATAGTATTTCACCAGGATTTAAGAACTGACCTGTATCACTATCTTTCGCTTGGTTATATATATTTGTTCTTTGTATAGTGCTTCTAGGACTGTTGTAATA